GGGGGTGGGTCAGGAAGGGGTGGAGAACGCCCGGAACCGGTCGACCGCGAAGTACAGGTGCGGCGTTACGTCGTCCTGACGGGTCACGGCCTGCTCGTCGAGCAGCCGCAGTGGCCCGACCCGACGGCCGATGACCGTCAGGTACTGCCCGAGTAGGGCAGTGCGGGTCTTGTCTCGCATCCACTCGGCCTGCTCGCGGCTGCTCCCCACCGAGGTGAGCTGCACAGCCGGCCAGGCGTCGGACTGCTCATCACCAGGCCCCAGCGACCCGTCGAAGCGAGGCGTTCCGAGCGGGTAGAGCACCACGTAGGGCTGGATGAGCCGACCGTCAGCATCGCGGGTAAGGCCATCAGGGGCGACCCCGTCACCGACGAGTGCCCATGCGGTCTTGATGAGCGCTAGGACGGCGGCGGTGTGCGGCGACCCGAGGTAGATCACAGGACCTCCCCGGCGATCTGCTCGAGCGCGGCGAGGAACCGCGGCTCCTCACGGTCGAGCGCGGCCTGCCCCGCTGGGTGCGGGCCGCTGTTGGCGCTGCCGAACTCCAGCAGGTTCCCCAAGGCGCCCTGGGTCTTCGTCTTGTCCGGGCCGATCACGGCCGACGCGCCACCGACGAGCTCGGCCGTGTCGTAGCTGATCGCGAAGGGCAAGCGGGGGGCGTGCGCCAGGCCCTTCCAACCGTCCTGCCAGTCCTTCTTGATGTTCAGCGCCCCCTTGGCCACGACCGCGCGGATCTTCACCGCAGCGACCGGCCCGGCCGTCGCCAGGTCGACGCCCAGCGCCGCGAGCTGTGAGACGTCCGACGCGCTGCTCATCCGGCGTTCAGCTCGCACCCGAGCCGGCGGGCGGTGATCTGTGATCCGTACTCGGGCTCGCGGACTCGCAGATTCAGCCCTGCCATGCCGGGGTCGAGTGCGGACGCTGTGACGTGCACCGTGTCGTCGACCTCGAAGACCGTCGAGCCGACTGGGACGCTGACGGTGAAGCGGTAGAGCGTGACGGGCTGCTCACCGGCGTGGACGATCCGGTCGGCCCGGACGTTGCCCTTCACCCGACACGGCCCGCTGTACACGGTGAGGGGCGTGGGGGTCGCGTACATCCCGGTCACCGGGTCGAACGGGCCGGGCGCCGGGTTGGTGCGGGTGATGGTGCAGGTCTCGCCCATCATCGACTCGGCCTGGGTCCGCAGATAGGGCATGGTGCTGGCCAGGATCGGGCCGATGCTCATCGCTGCTCGCCGCCGTAGGTCGCGCGGAGACGTTCGCGGTGTTCGGCGGGGATCGACACAGCCGGGCCGGTGGTGAAGGCGACCTTCCCGTCGTCGATCGCGACCGACCCGACACCACCGTTCATCCCGAGGTTCCCCATCGCCGCAGCGGCAAGCTGCGCGCCGGCGAGCATCCGGACCCACCGCAGGATCTCGCCCGGCATCGGGTCCCACCCATGATTGACGGTCACCCGGAACAGCGGCGGGAGGTCCGCGTGCGGGTTGTAGGTGAAGTACGTCCGATAGATGTTCAGGCGCTGCCCGACCGCCTGGTACGCGCTGCCGTCGCCCGGGAGCGTCACGCCGTTCGGATCCACCACCGTGAGGACCGCGGAGACAGGCGAGACGGGGATCAGGGCGAAACCGAAGTCGTTCACCTCCACCAGGAGCGTGGACGTCTGCGGGTTGAGGGGCTGCCCGATGGCGTCTCGCAGGAGGTCGGAGGCGTCCTGGAGGGCAGCCTGCGTCGAGATGAACGCGGCGGTGCCGTCCGTGGGGACGGGGATCCCGAGCCTGCCGCAGAAGTCGGCCACCGTCACCAGAGGAGCTGCTGGGATGTCCGGGGAAGGGATCGGCATGGGTGGTCACCTCCTCAAGGCGTGGCGGTCGAGCGGGGCGGTAGGAGTTACTTCGCGAGCGAGGCGTAAACCCCGAGGCCCCACTTTTCGGAGCCGGACCCGGCGCCTGTTGTCGGGTGCAGCTGGTCGGTCGTGTCCGCGGACGTCAGCAGGGGCCACGCGTCGAAGCCGAACACGCCCTGCTGCGATGCTGCCCACTGCATCAGGAGCGCACCGCGGGCTGCCCGAAGCTCCTGGCCCTGGGCCGTGATGCTGAACGAACCGCCCAGCCCGGCTGGGTTCTCTGCGACGGCCACGATCGGCACGCCAGGGATGAGCGCCTTGATGTTGGTGACCATCGCGGAGTAGTTCGTGATCCACACCTGACGCTGCTGCGTTCCGTCGTTGTGGCTGGTGCTGATGAACTGCAACCCTTGCCCGTGCGGCTGGTGCAGGATGACTCGGCGGGTGGCATTGTCGAAGTAGGCCACGTTCTGCCCGCTGATCGACCCGTTCAGGAGCATCAGGACAGGTGCCCCGCCATAGGTCACCGTCGTCTCTGGCGAGTACCAGTCCCAGTCGTCCAGCAGTGGGGGGACCACCGACGTCTGTCCAAAGCCCACTGTCTGAATGCCTGCGTGCGCCTGGACCCAGTAGACCTTGCCATCGAACGGGGTGGACAGGCCCGAGGTGAACGAGCCGACCTGGTAGGGCGCGGTCCCACCGAACAGGGTCGTGACCCCGGCTGTCGTCACGGTCGACCCGAGTTGGGTCCAGGCAGTCCCGTCCGTGGAGTAGTAGAACTTCACGTCGTTGCCCGAGGCACCGTTGTCCAGTTTCAGAGTCGCCCGGACCCATAGCGGGTTCCCGTTACCAGGGTTGGCGGTGGCGGGAATCGTGGCCGTGGAGTCCTTCTCACCGAACCCACTGGTCCCCGCCGTAGACCAGTTCAGCCCTAGGGCCCCCGTGGTTTTCAGGACAAACAGGAACGACCGCTGGTTGCCCGTGCTCTCCCATTTCGCGAGGATCGTCTGATCGCCCGTGGGGGTCCACGTCGTCGGCGCGATCTGCGCCCGGATGTCCAGGTCCCCCGTGATCGCAGTCCCCAGGTACTGCAGACTCCCCGCAGTCGTCTTCGAGAACTGGGCGTAGCGCACCCCAGCAGCGCCCTGAGTCCAGACGATCGGCAGGTCATACGCCTGGTTCGTGTCGTTCCACTTCCGCTCTAGCAGCGAGTACGCCGGGTAGTCAAGCGCGAGGCGCTTCACGAGGACCTGCGGCCACTCATCGACCAGCGTCGAGGGTGAACCGACGAGCCGACCGTCACCTGTGGAGTCCCCGACGATCGCGAGGCAGGTGGACCGTTGTCCTCGCTTGAGCGTCGCCGTGATACCTCGGGATGCCAGGCCGAGCAGGGGCGAGAGGCCCGCGTCAGCATTTGCGCGGGCGGTCACCTCCGCAGCGATCGCCGCCGCGTTCGAGGTGATGCCGCCCTGCAATGCCGTGTCAGCATTCGCGTACTCCGTCGCGACCTCAGCCAGCGCCGCCTGCACGTTCGTGGCGCTGATCGTCCCGGTCGGGGTGAACCTCGTCGATGCCGCGGTCCCGTCCACGCCGTCGTTGGCGGCCATGAGCACCCGGATCCCCGAGGCACTCTGGACCCACAACGATGACGTGCCATCGGCCGGACCGAAGAACCCCACCTGACCGTGGCTGTCCGACACGATCACGCCACCCGCCAAGGCGACACCCGCGGGCGACTGCAGGTCCGTGACCTGCGAGCCGCCCGACTGGGCCGACCATGCTGACAGCGTCACCGCGGGCTCGAAGTTGCCCCGCGAGTCCGTCGTGAAGTCAGCCGAGGTGAAGCCAAAGGCCCTACGCGTCACGGGTGAACCTCCCCTCGGTCGTTACGGTCAGCGGGCGCTGGGCTGCTCGAAGAACTTGTCGGCGACCTGCTTGGCCTCGTCCGATCCGAGGTCGGCGCTAACGGGCTTGCCGAACTTCTCGATCAGGTCAGCCTTTGTGAGCGCGTCGGCATCGTCAGGGGTCATCCCGTGATGCACGGCCCAGCCGACCCACTCGACCTTCGCCGAGCTCGAGGCGGGGCGTACCGGTGGGACACCGTCGCTGTACGGGGTGCCGTCCTGGTTGACCCTGCGCAGGTAGCCCTTCGCGAGGCGGTCCTCGATCGCCTCCGGCAAGGGGAGCGACATCTCGAAGATGCCGCCCCCCTCGCCGAGGACGAAGATGGACTCGGCCATCAGTGGCGCGGGACCCGGAACGCCGTGACGACCATGGTCTGGGTCGTCTCGACGATCAGGGAGCCGTCGTTCTGCAGGAACCGGCCCGACTCGAGCGGACCAATCCACACGGTGGCGCTGGTGCCCACCGCGATGGTCAGGTCACCCTGGCCGCTCGCGATCGCCAGGGGCAGGCTGCCTGCCTTGATCACGGCGTTCCCTGCCGTGGTCGCGACGACCCGCAGGAAGGTCTGCTCCGGGAAGGCACCCCCGAGCGTCGTGGCGGGGATCTGGCCGCCGTTGCCGGCGCCCGATGCGATCGAGGTGCCAGCCGGGTCGGCCAGGCTGCCGTTGATGAGGGCGGTGCTGTACGGGACTGCGGTGCGTGCCATCGTCTTCTCCTAGTTCTCGGTGTGGGGGATCAGACGCCGGCAGCGGCCGGGTCGACGAACGCGATCGCGAGGTTGTCCGGGCGCAGGAGCTTCGCGCCGTACAGCGCCAGGCCCTTGATCGCGTCCGAGAACGCGCTCTGCGGCCGGTAGGCCTCGGTCTTGTTGATCTGCTCCGCCATGGAGATGGCGGCGTTGGTGCCGGCCTGGACGACCCGGACGGTGCCGGTCGGGTTGGGGGTGTTGTTCGACTCGTAGATGTCGAACCCGGCCGCGCGGCCGACGAAGCCGTTCCGGAGCGCGTCCGAGGTGCCGGACTCGTTGACCTTCACGAACCGGTCGTCCTGCAGCAGCTGGCCGTAGGAGTCGCTGTCGATGATGGCGTAGCGGCCCTGGGTGGGGACGTTGGCCTTCGTCAGGCGCGTGCGCAGCGGCACGAGGACCTGGTTGTAGACGAAGCGGCTCGTCCCGCCCGTGAGGCCGATCGGGGCGCCCGAGGTGCCGACCGTGTTGGCGGTCGGGACGCCGGTGTAGAGCGACGCGAGGTACTGGTCGATCACGTCGGCCAGGGCGTAGGCCGCCTCGTCAGCGGCCTGCGGCAGGACGTTGCCCTTGGCCTGGCGGGCGTCGACGTCGTCGACGCTGAACGCGAAGTACTTCGACTGGTCCACGACCAGGGTCCGCTGGGCGTCCTGGATCTGCTCCGGGGTGATCGTGGTGCTGTTCGGGACGTAGTTCCCGATGGTGGGGCGGCTGATCGAGGTGATCCGCACGGTGTCGCCGGCCTCGGCGATCTCGCCCTCGTAGTCGTGGTTGACGACCATCGGGCCGCCGTAGACGAGGGCCTTGCGGAGCGCGACCAGAAGGTTCGCACTCCAGATTTCCGGCTTGAAGCGCTGGATGCTCATGGTTGCTCCTTACGAGCAGAGAAGGTGGGGGTTAGCTGGCCAGGTAGTCGGCGAGGAGCCCCTTGCTCTGGGCCTCGACGATCTGTTCCGGGGTCATCTTTTTGACGTCCGCTTCGGACAGCTGGGCTGTCTTCGCCCCGGTGCGGGGCCCCGCGTCTGCATCGCCCTGGAACTTCCGGCCTTGCGCCGCGAGGTAGGGCTCGTTCTTGATCAGGTCGGCGATGGCGTCGCTGATCTCTTCCGCGTCGACGTTGCCGTCGTCGTCCACCTCGAACTTGCTCAGGTCGAGGAGCTTGAGGGCCAACGCAGGGTTGGCGAGCTTGCCAGCAGCGGCGGCCTTGATCTCTGAGGCCAGGATCCGGGCGTTGGCCTTCTTCATGGCGGTCCCGATGGCGTCGTCGACGGCCTTCTGACGGGCCTGGGCGAGCTCGTCGTCACCGTCAGCGGGCTTCTTGGCCGCGAGGGCGGCGGCGAGCTTGGCCTCGATGTCGGTGCGCTTGGTGCGCTCGGCCTGCCACTTCACCTTCATGGCGTCGAGGGCCTTCTTACCCGGGTCCCCGAGCGCGTCCTCAGCGGCCTTCGCGGCGGCCCTGGCCTCGTCGGTATCGTCGTCCGCCTCAGCGGCAGCGGCGGCCGCTGCGGCGTCTGCGGCTGCCTTCTCCTCGTCGGTCTCCATGCGGAGGCCGCCGAAGGTGGCGCGGTGCAGTGCGAGCAGCGCCTCGATGTCGATGGCGCCCAGAGTCGTCGTGCCGGTCATGGGTTCCTCTCGTTGCGAGAGTCAGTCCGGGTCGCCTTGCGCGACGCGGAGGGTCTAGGTGATGTAGCCGAAGCGCTTCAGCAAGCGCAGGGCCTCGTCGCGGTCGCCGGCGGCGAGGCGGTAGATGGTCTCCGGGCGCAGCCGCGGTACTCCGCGGTCCAGGCCGGACCGGGATGCCCGTTCGGTCGTGGCCTTCAGGCCCTGCTGGCCGTAGGCGTCGGCGGTGTACATGCCGCGGTGCGCGTTGATAACCCGGGCCGGGTCGGCGCCGTCGATGATCGCTTTCGTGTCGGCCCTGCTGAGCCCGCTGACCTGGCCGTCGATGATGGCCTGCCGGGCGTCGGTCCGTGCGTCACCCGCTACGTCCTCGCCTGCGGGAATCCCGATGCAGTCACAGCGCGGATGCCGTTCGAACCCTGCATCCCAGCGGTACCAACGGCCGCCGAGGACCGCGCAGCGCGAGCATGAGGGGGGCGTGAGCATCCGGATCTGGCCGCTAACGTTGCGCCGGGAGGCGGTCGCGACCCCGCTGGCGGTGCGGCCGGCGTCGGCGACCTGCGTCCCGACTGTCATCTGGAGCCACGAGCCAGCGTTGGACAGGGCCTGCGCCGGGGTGGCGCCGAACCCGATCTGCCGCAGCGCGATGACGTTGGAGGTCTCGAGCAGCGAGGGCAAGTCCCGGCCATCCGAGGCGATCCCGGAGAACATCGCCGGGTCAACCAGCCCGGCAGGGTCATCAGCGAGCCCCTGCGCGGCCGTCAGGGCCCGCGTGGAGGCGTCAGCGGTGCTTGCGGCGTCCCACTGCGCCCCTGAGGTGATCTGGAGGACTGCAGGGCCCACCAGGGACCGCCAGGAGGCACGGATGGCAGACGGGTCGACCTGCGACCAGGCATGTCCGGTCGCGAGGACCGCACGACGGGCCAGGAGCTGCCGTTCGACGTACACCTTCCGCGCGGCCCGCTCAAGCTCGGCGGGAAGCATCAGGACCCGGCGTAGGGATCGTCCTCAGCCGGCCCGTCGCCCTGCTGCTCATCGGGGGAGGGCATCTGGTCCGTCTTGGGCCCGAACTCCATCGCGGCAGCCTTCGCCGCCTCCTCGATGTTGTGGCGTTCGATCTCCTCGGCCAGCTCGACCGGATCGGCGATGAACTTCTGCGCCACGTACTCGAAGCTGAATCCGCTCTGGCGCATCTTGATCGCCAGATCCGCCATCTGGCCCTCGGAGCGGAGCTCGAAGTCCTCCCACATCACCCGACCAGCCCGAGCAGCCGCGGCCTTGGGCCGGTCGCCGAGCATCAGGTACGACACCGCGGCGATCTCCTTGATCGCCAGCGAGTGGTACACGGCCCGTTCACGGACCTTCGAGATGTGCGCCTGCGCCAGTCCGGTCAGGCCGTCAGCGCTGATGTTCTGGATGTTCCCCGTGAAGTAGTGCGCCGGCGTGCGGGACTGCGCCGCGAGGTGCCCAACCGCGAACTCGATCGCCTTCGTGAACGTCTCGAGGTTCGACGGGTCCCACTGGGCGATCTTCGCGTCGCCCTCGAAGCTCATCATCCGGGACATCGCGGCCGGTTTCAGCCACTCGTTGACCGGTACGTCCTTCATGGCCCCGGTGGGCTTCCCGTCAGCGTCGAGGACGGGGATCTTCGGGGCGGTCGCGCCGAGCAGCACACGCTGGGGCATCGCGGCGAAGTCGGCAGCGGTGAACAGGTAGGACCAGAGCGCGTTGATCGCGTCCTGCATTGCCGCGGCACCCTCGACCTCGCTGAGAGGCTCCGAACGCAGCCGGGGCCGGTTCGCCAGCTCGACCATCGGGACGACACCCGAAGGGTTGGGGATCCGGGCCGGGGCGCCGCCGGGCATGTCGCGGATCAGCCACGCGTACCGGTCGACCTCGTCAGGAGTCCAGAGCTTCTTGGAGCTCTGCGGCCGACGACGCTGCCACTTCCACAGCGCATCGGGCAGGTACAGGGTCGCGAAGTCGCAGTCACCATCGGTCCAGCGCTTCAACGCGGCCTTGCGCTTACGCCTGGACCCCGGCTCGTACCCGACGATCACCTCGTCGGGGCTCTCGAAGGTGATCTCAGGGGTCTGCTCGTCGTCGCCATTGCCCCAGACCAGCGCGAACGAGCGCCGGGCAATGCACGCCTCGATGAAGGCCTGCGAGGACTCCTGCGCGCCGTCGTTGGCGTTCCAGATCCGCGCGAAGTCCCGGTCGGCGGTCCGGGCGATGTCGCTGCCGCTCGCATCGTCGAGGGTGTCCCGCGCATCACCGAGGCGCAGCCCGGCAACGGTGAGCTTCTCGGCGGTCGTGTCGACCACCGGGGCGCACCAGTTGTCGTGGAAGCCGCTGTACTGCCGCCCGAAGTGCTTGCGGTACTCGACCGTCGCGAACTTCAACGGCTGGTGGCCGTCGTAGTAGCGCTGGAGCCGCAGGACGTCGCCGATGCGGCGGTCCAGGCCGTTACTGAGCTCCATGACGAGCATCCGGGCGGCCTGGGTCTCCGGGTCGTAGTAGGGCGTGGGAGCGAGGTCCGGCTGCGTCACTGGAACCTCCCTCCCTCTCATCAGACGTAGGCGAAGCCGTAGGAGCCGGTGTCGGTTCCCCAGCCCTCGGCGCGCGCATCAGCTGCTGCTTCGTGGCACAGCACGTCAGCCATCGCGGCGTCGATCTTCTGGTTCTGGTTGGGCTTGCCGAGGATGTAGCGGTCACCGTTGCGGGCGAGCTTGCGGGCGTTCGCGGCGTGCTGCTCGGTGATCAGGCAGGCGTCGTGGTCGGTGCGGCCTGAGCCGAGGTCCACGACGAGGCGTTGCAGCGCGGCGTGCATCTGGACGATGCGGTAGGTCTGCCACTCCAGGAAGATCTGCTCACCGTGCCGCTGGGCCCAGTCGCCGATCTCGGACTGCCAGTCCCGCGGGTCGCAGTAGGCCTTCCGGACGTTGAACCGCCGACAGATCTCGTCGACGGCCGCGTGGACCTCCGCGCGGGGGATCGAGCCGCCCCACTCGGCCGGGTTCCAGACCGTTGGGCGCTTGTCCGGACCGTAGACGGGGGTGAACCGGAACCCTGAAGCTGTTTCGAGCCGGATCGCCGTGAAGTCGTCGCTGTCGGACCCGTCGAACCCGAGGCAGACCTCAGTGCCAGGCGACACCACCCGCTCAGGGGCCGTGCGGGAGGCCCACAAGCCCTCCTTGAGCCAAGACCCACCCGTGATGACCGGCCGGTTCCCGAAGAACCGCTCAGCCTGGGTGGGGTCCCGCTCCATCAGCTCGACCGCGTCAGCCTCGATGCGGTCCAGGCTGACCCACCACGAGTCGCCGTACACGAACTTGTGGATCTTGCGGCGTTCACGCTTGTCGCCGTAGGACCAGGTCTTCGGGGCCTGCCGGTAGTCCCGGTAGATGTCGAGCGCCCTGGACTCGAACGTCTTCTGCGCGACGCTGCTCTCCGCCGGATCCCACGCGTTCGTGGTCTCAAGCGCCCTGCCGCCCATGCCGGCCAGGCCACGTCGTTGGGTGTCGGCGAGGTTCTGGCCGCCGTTGCTGACCGTCCAGGTGCCCGTCTCGTCCTGCACGCAGAAGGTGATCGGAGCGCCCAGTCGGGACCGGGCCTTGCTCGTGACCGGCTCGATCTTCCCGCCGCCCGGGAGGTTGATGCGGGTCTCGCCGGTGTCGGGGATGATCCAGGCCAGCGGCCCGAGCTCGATCATGGGGACGAGCTGGCGCCAGACGTTGTCGGTCTGGTCCTCTGAGGCGGCGGTGATCTGGATCAGCGGTGTCGACCACGGCCGACCCATGGGATCGCCTTCGCGGTAGGCGTAGACCCATCCGCAGGGGCACCCGTGGTCGGCGCAGTCGTACACGTCTCCTGCAGCGGCCCACCCGGCGAAGTACGTCGGCCCGACCGCCTCCGTGCACACGATCGCCGCAGAGAACGGGCCCTTCCCCCACTTCTGAGGACGGACCAGCTGCCCACGGCGGTACGTCCAGGCGTCCTTCGAGGCCGTCCGGTGCGCGCTGACCTTCGAGGCGGGGTCGTCGGCCCTGGCGTCTACCCGGACGCGGTAGAAGTGCGCCAGGAACGTCCACATCTCGTCGGTGAGGCCGTAGGGCTTCGCCCGGGAGTCACCATCCGCTACGACGCAGTGACGCTCGATCCACTCACCGTTGAGGTATCCCAGGGTCGGGACCTCATCGGGGCAGTCAGGGTCAGGACCCCGCCACGGCACTGCCGCCAGCCACCCTCAGCCGACGCCTGGGCGTGCTCTCGACCGCGACAGTGGCCGTTGCGGCGGTCTCCTCGCGCTTCTCCGCGACCTCGTCCGCGACGATCTCCCAGCGGTTCTTCATCAGCCCGAGAGGGGTCAGGCCGAGGTCGTTCTCGAGTCGGTCGATCCTGCTCTTCAGTGAGGAGTACTGCGCTGGCGCCTCACCGGTCCGGGTCAGCGCCGACCGCAAGGTCGCCACGTCCAGGGAGTCCTGGACGTACTTCGCGACGAGCCGCTGCAGGTGCAGACGCTCCCACGCTGCGGCCTGAGGCAGGGTCCAGAGCTCGGCCCAGATCCTTGGTGCGCGACCTAGCAGCGGCCATGTCGGGACGGGTCCGGTCCTGCCCTCGGAAGGGAGCCGGATCGTGCCTGGGACAGCATTGCGCCGCCGACGCTGGCCTTCTGGCTTCGGAGCGGGACCGGGCATGAGGGGGACCTCCTTGGCTGGCGTTGCGCCGGCCACGCTGGACTAGGCGAAGGCGTTGCGCCCCGCCGACAGATCTCGATCCCAGCCACCTGGAACCCGTACACATTGCGAGCGACCTCCCCGGCGGTACCGCGCCGGTCGGTCGGAGGGGGGCACCCCCCCACCCTCAGGGGGTCAGCGGCTGTTCCAGCCACCCGGTTGGGCGCTGGCGGTGTGCCGGTTGTGGCACGGAGCACAGAGCCCGCGGCCGAGTTCCGGATCGTTGGGGTTCTGCCCTTGTGCTTGCAGGTCACGGCGGCTGAGGGGGTAGTGGTCGGCGACCGTGCTGAGGGCTACCTCGCACAGGACGCAGATCGGGTCTCGGCGGAGGACACGCGCGCGGAAGGCGCGATGGCCTGGTGTGTTGTAGCCGCGGTCTTGGCTCGTGCCACGTGCGACGTCGGCTGCCGCGAGGCAGGTGGGGCAACGTCCATCCGTGGTGATCGTCGGACAGCCAGGTGTTGAGCAGACCCGGGAGGCTCTCATCTCGCCATTCGCAAACGGTGTTGGCCGCTTCGCGCGGCTAGTGCGGGCACACGTGCGCTCACTGCAATCGAAGTTACACGCCTGTAGTTTGCCGCGTCAAGGACCCTCGTCGAGCGGACACGCATCCCGGGCAGGCGACGATCGCAGATGCCTGGTGCTGGCTGACAGCGAGCCCGTCGTAGAGCGCACGCGTGGCTCGCTCTCCAACCGAGATCCGCTTGGCTGCCTTGAGCCCGTGCCTGTGGAGCCAGACCTTCGCGGTCGTCGGCGTCTTGCCGATCTGCTCGGCGACCTCGTTCCGCGACAGGAGCCAATCGAAGGTCACTGACCGTCGCCGGGAGGTGGAGACTGGTCGTGGCCCGTGGAAGGGCCGCTATCGGCGGCGTCTACCTCGGCCTTTCGCTCAGACGAGCTGGGGCCAGCAGACGGTGGTTCGTAGCGGATGAAGTAGTCGGCCTTGGCGAGGGCGTCGATGATCGCTGCTGCCAGGCGTGGCGGGTTCTCTCCGCGCGGTGCGGCGGCGTGATCCCACAACCCGATGGTCACTTCGATCACGCGCTCAGGGTTCATCTGTGCACGGTAACGAGGCTCAGCCATGAGGACGCTCCTGGTCGTTATCGGACATGGTTCGGTTCGGACAGCCCTTGTCGCAGTCCAGCCCATAGCCGTTGGGGTTGCAGGACATGCAGTGCAGGAACGACGCCGCGTCACCATGCCAGCAAGCAACGACGGGGAGGCCGGACTTTGCGACGAGTGGCTCGGCCTTCGTGTTCTGTCCGCACCACATCGAACCGTCCTCACTGTGAACCCAGGTGCCCGACGCATCGCGCAGCGTGTCGGAGCAGTGCTGGCACTCAGGCTCAGGTGATGGAGTCCGCCCCGTCTCGGGTGTTCGGTAAGCCGGGTTATCGCTCATCGCGCACACCCGTCCGGGCGCACTCCGCGCGACTCACCGATGTGCGCGCTTGCGAGAGCGCCATGGGGGACGACGTCGACAGTGACCTTTCGGTCGCGACCGGCGCTGAAGGTGAACGCCGGGTCGAGAGGGACACCGAACGTGAGCGGGACGCTGTCGGCCAGCTTCACCGGCACGGCCGGGTCGGTGTTGTAGGCGTCGACCAGGTCGCCGCTGATCCGCTGGTCCGTCAGCCGGATCGACAGCGTCCAGGTGCCGCTGATGCAGGTGCTTGTGCCGTACACCGACACGACGTTGGTGCTGGCGTGGGCTGCGGGGACGAGCCATGCCGTGACGAGTAGGACGGCGGCCAGGACGACCTTGCGACAAATGGGCGGTGAGTTCTCAGATCTGGGCATGGGCGGCTCCTTCGGTGAGGGGGTGTGTTGGGTTCTCGGGCATTGGCGGTTGGTCTTTCGGCTGTGCGTGGGCGATGGCCCACTCGTGGAGCTCGTCGGCCGTGTAGGTCTCGCCGCACGCGCCGCAGGTGAAGGCGTTCGACCCGGGTACTTGCCGGATGGCTCGCTGTCCGCAGACCTGTTCGGTGTCGCCCTCGCCGACGATGCCGCTGCACGACTGGGGGATGAGCTCGTGATGACGGATGACGCCGAGGGCGACCCGGGCCTGCCGATGCCAGGACGCGACCTCGCGGACGACCTTCCCCGAGCGGTAGCCCTGCTTGGGGTGCCGGTCCCCTCGGACGAGCCGATGGGCGGGGTCGGCTCGCTCGAGGCGGTCGGTCAGGTCGGGCAGCTGGTCGACGGCGGCCCGGGTGTTGTTCCGGCTGCCGCCACGGTCGATCACAGCTAGGTCCAGGGCGCGGCGTAGGTCTGCTTCGAGGTGGCGGGCTGAGGAGTCGATATGGCAGAGCAACTCCTCGACCTGGTCTCCCCAGGGTGCGGGTGAGCCGCTGATCTTGCCGCCGCCCGTGCCACCCGCACCGGAGACGGGATCGGTGTTCCGTTCGAGGAGGCTGATCAGGCCCCGGTCGCCCTTGTTGAGGTCGTGCTTCCAGGAGGAGGTCAGTTCGTGGACGAGGATGTGCAAGGTCTCGTTCATCGCGGGCGGGTCTCGCGCTTGCGGGTCTCGGGGCACTGCTTGAGGTGCTGGGGTCCGTGGTGGCAGATCGAGCAGGTCTTCCATCCGCAGTAGTGGCAGCGCATCGCCCCGCCGATGGAGTGGCTGCAGCGTTCGGGCTTCACGTGAGCACCTCGAACGGCTCGAGCTCGCGCACGATGGCGTAGAGCCGGACGGTGCCGGGGGTGCTGTCAGGCAGGTCGATGATCGGCATCGTCGGGAGCGACCAGACCGGCGTGTCGTCCGGGATGACACCAGCGTCGACGATGCCGTCCTCCAGCGGCTTCAAGGTCGCGACCAGATTCAGCGGGTCACGGCGGCGACTGTCCCGAGGGCAGTAGTGGAGCTCGACGCTGATCCGCTCAAGCTTGGGGATCTTCGCGGCCTTGGCGAGGAGCTTCGCGTCGGAGCGGACCTGGGCGACACGACGGTGCCGGACCATCCGGTGCTCGCGGTCGTTCATCGACAGGGGCGTGCGCAACGGCAAGTCGAGACGCCACACGCGGCCCGTCATGACAGGCGCCGGATCTGGGCGGTCTTCCCGATCGCCCTGTGGACCTGCTCGTGCACGATCTCGGCGAGATCGTGCATTGCGAGAGTCGACAGGACCAGCACGATCGGAGTCAGTTCGGTCCCATCCGTGTGGGTGAAGGTGAACGCGAGCGCCGGCAGAGGAGCCCGGCCGACGAGTGGAGCGCAAGCACCGGTGACTTCGACGCCCGTGCACACGGCGGCCTGGTCGAGCGGGGAGTGACCTGCGATGCGTCGGACCTTCGCGAGGTCGTCTTCTGAGGGTGGAGACATGCGTCAGTCCTTCGGGTCGGTCTGGTCTGGTGGGGGTTTGCGTCTGCCTCGAGATCCGCGGGTCCGTGAAGGTCCCGCTCGTGGTTGCGTCGGAACACCCGACCCAGACCCCGGCCCTGACCCGTTCCCGTCCCGACCCGGCGGGATTCGGTTTGGCTGTCCAGAAACCGGTGACGATCGGTTGATCGGTGATCGGTCGGTTTCGTCTGCTGCGTGCGCGCCGGTGGGGGCTGCGTCTCGCGCTGGTTGCTGCGTCTCGCGCCCCGTGGGGGGCTGCGTGCGCGCTGGGACAGTCGTGTCGAACTTCGCTAGGCGGGTGACGGTGGCGGGGCTGTAGTAGGGCTCTGCGGGGGCTGGGAGCAGGGTCATCCCTGCTTGGGCGGGTGTGCGGTCTTGCTTCTGGCTGTTGCATTTGCGGCAGGCCACGACGAGTTCGTCGCGGTCGGGGTCGACGTGGTCTAGGGTTCCCCCGCGATCTGACTTGTTGTCGTACCACTTCACGACCCGTCCGCAGTAGCGGCAGGCATCGCCGTCACGGACCCGGACGGGCACCCAGATCTCTGGGTCGCGGAGCTGCTGACGGTGTCGCTTCTCCCAGTCGACTTCCTCCTTGCTGCGGATGTGCATCAGGTCGTCGACCTCGTAGAGGATCTGCCAACCCGGGACACCATCGGGGTCTTTGATCTTCGGGCCGAGCATTCCCGCGCGGATCGCGACCTTCACGACGTCGCTCGCGCGGCCGGGGGCGAGCGCCACCGCGAAGTGCTCAGGGAGGAACCCGTCCGTATAGTGCGCGCCCGACCATGTCAGGGCGCGGTCCAGGAAACCCCAGCACTCGTTGAGGAGCCGGACGTCCTTGCTGCTACCCAGGCGCATCACGCGCGGGTGGAACGCCGCGGTGTCACTCTTCTTGGTCCAGCTCATCAGGTCCAGCCCGGGAGCGCGCCGCCGCGGGGGACGGGGTTGCACTGCTCGCAGCGGATCTCGACCCAATGGTCCTTGCCCGTGGCGGGCTCAACGTGGCCGCACGCGAGATGCGCCCAGGTCAGACCCGGGCGGATGTCCCGGTGCACCACGATCTGGTAGGGCTGCTCGTAGTTCTTCTGCCGCTTCGGCTTCGCGGGCTGCTCCTGGCTCATCGGCTGGCCTCACGGAGCTTCCCGCTCGCACGCCGACCCGACTTCCGCGCGCGCTCGTCGAGGATCGTCTCCCCCGCCTGCGTGAGGGTCTTGAACCCGCGCGCGGCCTGGAGCGTCTCAAGGTTCACGACCCCGGCCGGACCGCCCTGCTCGACGACGAGGGCATGGAAGGCGTCGTGCCGGTCCTGGCTCGTGATCTTGTGAGCCGGGCCGGTCGGGCATCCGCAAGGGAGCATCAGCGCGCGACCTCAGCAGGGAAGACGCCCGTGACGCCGCAGCAGGAGCAGACCCGGACCACACCGTCAGTGGGGCACTGGACGGTGTGGCGGCACTCGTTGTGACGGCTGTGCGCGCACGCCGTGCAGACCTTGCACGAGGTCATCGGGCACAGGCCCATCTCGGGGGCGGTCATGCGAGCCCGCGGAGGGCGTCAACGATCAGGGGGTACTGGACACACCGGGCTGCCGGTAGGCGGCAGGCGTCGCACCAGAGCTCGACCGCGGCCGCCCGCTCGTCCACGGTCGGCGCACGCATCAGGTCGCAGTCGTAGCCCTGGCAGTCGACGATCCCCGCCAGGACGGGGAGGTAGGGCTCGTGGAGGTCCCGGAGCGCCTCGAGCGCGATTCGGGGCGTCACGGCTGAGCCTCGTACTGGTCGCTATCAGCCAGTCCGAAGACGTGCCCGATGCGCAGTCGGAGGGCCAGTTCGTAGTTCCGCGCAGGCTCACCGGGGTTGACCCTGGACTCCAGCGAGAAGCCGTCACGGACACAGACCGCTTCCAGCACCTCACGCATCAATTCACGCTCAACCTGAGCACTCACGCGCTGAGCCTCGGGCGTCCCATAGCCGGGTGGCAGGCTCTCGGGACCAACGCACACGTCTTGGAGACACGTCCAAGACCGGCACGGTTCGCCGCTCAACGGGCAGGCGGTTCGGAATTCCACCGGCACCGTCCACCCCGGCGGATAGTGCGGGTTACCGGACATGGATTCGGTCACGCGGCCACCTCCCCAGTCAGGGCGCTGACGACCCGGCCGAGGAGGAGCGACCCGGCGCAGGGCGTGACGGCGTTGCCGTAGCCGCGGACCTGCTCGCGCTTGTTGCCCAGGACCTTGTAGTCCAGCTCGAAGGCCATCCCCAGGCCGATCTCGGCGGGGGTGAGCATCCGGAACAGGCAGTCGTCGACGTCGGGAGCGCCCTTGCCGGTCAGGAGCCCGTCGCCGGCGATGGTGGTCTGGGTGGGCATCGGCATGGCGAGGTCGCGGAGTGCGCCGCCGTCGTACCCGTAGAGGGCCTGCCAGGTGATCAGGCTCTGGTGGCCGTGGGTGGTGAGGGTGCGGAGTGGTTCGCGGACGGGAGTGCACATCTGGGCGGGGTTCCCGCGGGGCGTGTTGTTCCGCATGACGATCCCGTCCGTGCCGGGGGGCTGGACGAGGCCGTGATGGGTCCCGGAGGCGGTGAGGGTCGCCAGGGGGTGGCTGGCGAGGCGGTGCTTGCTGCCGCCGCCACGGAGCTCGGCGATGAACGGCGGGACCACGAGGCTGTGCGTGTTGCCCGAGGCGGTGAAGGTCGGGACTGGGCTGTCGATGCTGCTCGACCGGCGCCCGTCCGGACCGCCGCGGTGGACGGTGATGAACGGCGGGACGGCCAGGCCGGTCTCGTTGCGGGTCGTCATGGTGCGCATCACCTCAGCGGTGGACCGGGCGGCCTTGCCGTCACGGCCCTCGACCGGGACCAGGAGCGCCTTCGACGCCGTGTTGTGCAGCGTCCGGAGGGGCTCGGTGTCGGCGGGCCACGCGCGCATGTACGCCTGAGGTTCGCCGTGCTGGGCGTGCTTGGGGTCGGCGCTGTCGTAGGTGTTGCCCGCAGCTTCGAGGTGGAACGGGCGGGCGTACCGGTCGATCCCAGCGCGAATCCGCGCGATCGTCTTCGGCGCGAGGGGCTTGTCCCGGTCGCCGATCCTGGCGCCCGGGGTGGCCCAGTCGATCGCCGACGCTGCCGGGAGCGTGTAGGGCTCGACGATGCTCAGGCAGCCCGGGCAGCGGTAGAGGTACTGGGCCCGGTAGCGGCCCCACCTGTGGAGGGGCTTCTTCCAGGACTGCTTCGCGGCGACCTCACGGTCACAGTGCCCGCACCAGGCTGGCGGGGTGATCGCGAGGTCGGGCTTGGTCTCGCCGCGCTGCCAGAACACCACGTACATCCGGTCCCGGGACTGCGGAGCTGGCGCGGCGACGGGGCTCCCGGCGTGCATGCTGTTGAGGTAGACGACCTCGTGCTCGTAGTTCATCGCGAGCATCGCCTGGAGCCAGGCGTCCCACATGATCCAGTAGCGGGCGTCGACGACGTTCTCGACGATGATGTACCGGTAGCGGTGGTACTCGGCGAACCGCGGGACGTCCCACATCGTGGCGCGGGAGCGGTCAGCAGCAGCATCCGGGAGCGGTGGGGCTTCGTCGCCGAACGCCATCTGGGTGGCCTTCGCCTGGCGCTTCTTGCCCTTGGCCATCGAGTGGTTCGTGCACTCCGGGCTGAACCAGGCGATCGTCGTTGTGGGATGCCGGCGCGGGTCGGTGCCGCTGATGTCGGCCTGGTCGTGGTCGCTGTCGGGGAAGTTCAGCGCGTGGGTCTCGACGGCGAGGTCCCAGTGGTTCGCGGCCATCCGGATGTTCAGGCCGAGCTTGCGCGCGCCCTGGCTACTGCCGCCGAAGCCGCAGAAGTAGTCGCTGTACGACGGGACGCTCTCCATGGCCCGGGTCATGACTGCGCTCCGGAGCCGTCGTTCTCGATGACGCGCAGGAGCCCTTGCACCCACTCGACGCCCATCTGCATCACGAGCGCGTTCAGCAGTGCCTCGGCACTCACGGCCTCGCTGACGATCTCCCTCGTGGTGGTGACCTTGGGAGTCTCCTCGTACTTCCGCACGCTCAGGAAGGCTCGCTCTCCGACCACCGAAACGGTCAGGACGTGCTCGGGCGGCGACATGAACGCATCCGTGTCGTGCTCGTAGACGGGGAGAACTACCTCGTGCACAGCGTGCCAGCGAGGCTCAGTTCCAAGCCTCCGAGAAGGACCATTACCAGCGGTGCTCATCTGCGCCCCCGGACGGGCGACCCGAAGGGCACCTCACGCTCGAGGAACGACTCGCCGTTGACCAGAACAGCGGCCTCACGGTCGAGCTCGTTGCTCCGACTGATCTCAAGGTCGGTCTTGTGCCAGTACCCGAAGTCGGGCTCGATCACGACGCGCGCAGGGGCGACGATCGGGAGGCCGATCATCGGAGCGCCATCACAGCGCTGCGGCGGAGCACGGGCATGACCTCGCCGTAGTAGCGGCCCAGGCGTGCGCCGGGGGTCTCGATGACCCTGTGGACGCTCAGGGTTTGGATGGCGTGGCCGCGGACGGAAGCGGAGACGAGCCTGGCGTCGCGCAGGACGGGGCGGTTGTCCATGTGCGTGAGGACGTACTGGCGGGCGTCGTCGTAGGTGAGGCCCACGACGACCGTGACGGGCTTCACGCGGGGATCCGGACGGGCATGAGGAGGTAGAAGAACTCGTCCTTGGCTGCGTCGTCGCTCACGGCGTCGCGCATGATGATCGGGCGGGTCGGGAGGCTGGCGGAGATCAGGACGTCGTTGCCTCGCAGGCTGGACATGCCGTCGCGGAAGTACGTCGGGTTGAGCCCGATGACGGTCGGGGCGGTGAAGCCGGTGTGGGTCGCCCTGGGGACGTTCACGCTGCTTGCCTGGCAGTCGTGGAGCTTGTGGCCGCCCGTTTCGAAGCGGAGCGGCTTGCCTGGGTCAAGGTGGATGCGGAAGGGGCTGTGCCGGTAGGTCACGGCTTCGCAGACGGTCAGGGCGGTCCGTGTGGCGTCGCGGGCCAGGTTGATGGTGCGGGGCGTCTCGGTCGGCACGAGGGTCCGCCACTTCGGGAACGCGCCTTGGGTGAGGGTGGCCGTGAGGGTGCGAGTGCCGGTCGTGAAGGTCACCCTGCCGGGGTCGTTGGCGAGCAGGTTGGTGTCGTCGACGTCCGACAGGACAGTGACCTGCGGGTCCTTCCGGAACTCGGTCGCTGCGCGTTCGAGGACGCCTGCCGGGATGAGCATCGGTTTCTGGGCGGCCCAGTCGCCGAGGACGCTGGAGACCGCGAGGCGGTAGCGGTCGGTCGCAGCTGCCACGATCGAGTGCCCGTCATGATCAGAGCCGAGCTCCACCGCGGTGAGCGTGGGAAGGCAGTCGTCCCATCCAGCGGCGATGGTGGCGCGGCCGAGATCCGCCAGGGCCAGCCCGGACAGGCGACTGATCACCGATGTCGGCGCAGGATGGGTGGCGATGTCGAGGAACGCTGCGAGGTCCATCAGGGGCAGATGGACGACAATCTCGCCGCCCTCGTTGCCTCCCGTGATCGTGAGATCGGTCCCTGTGGCTTCGAGGGTCACGCCGCTGCCCTTTGGCAAGGCCGAGATGACGCGCTGGAGCTGGGCGAACGGCACGAGGGCCTGACCGGATCCGCCGGGGGTGTTCACGGTCGCGCTGGCCGTCGCCCAGGTCGTGGTGGTGTGGACAGTCAGGACACCCCGGACGATCAGCAGGTGCACACCCTTCAGGACTGCGCTCACGGGGCGGCGAGGGACAGCCCAGCCAGTCCAGGACAGGGCAGCTCGGAGGTCGTTGACGGGAGCGGTGAAGCGGAGGTTCTGCACGGGTGGGGCGTCAGCATCAGCCACGGTCACTGCGGACATCTGAGGTTCCTTTCAGGGTCAGGAGGGCTAGGGGGTGCCTTGCCAGAAGCGGACGAGGCTGCGCTTGGTCGTTGGGCGTGATGACGGACCGGCGCCGGCGAGCTCGATGAGGCCCTGGTCGAAGCAGAGCCGGAACACCGCTCCCCACCGGGAGTGATGAGCGGGTTCGGGGACGCCGAGTCGGATGACGTCATAGGCCTCGAAGACCAGCCCGGGTGTCTGGGCTAGGCCCGCGATGGCCTTCACCGCGTCCAGGCGCCACGGGTCACCCGGCGGGATCCGCCCGAGGACGGTGCGGAGCGCGTCCTCGCGGAGCTGATCGCCCAAGGTCGGTTCGGTCGCGGCGGCACCGCGAGCGAGAGCGGTGTCAGGGCGGGTCATGGGGTCCGCTGCTGAAGGTGGTGGCGTGCGATGGCGCGGTCGATTGCGTGAGTGCGGATCTGGGCCTCGGTAGGGGCGCAGGTGGTGCAGCGCCAGCCGAGGTAGAACCAGCGGGTCAGGGGTTCACCACACGGGCACGGCTGCGATGTGACAGTCGGGGCGCGGCTGAGGCGGCGGGTCATGACGGGACCCGGTCGGACGCGGCGGCGAGGCGTCGACGGCGGGCTCGGGTCCGCTGATAGGCACGTTCCCCCTCGACGCAGGCAGCGCAGGGTGTTTCGCCGGTGGCCTTGTGCCGGTTGAACGCGGCGTGGGTCCCGCACGGTTGGGCTTGGCCGCGGAACCGGTGGTGTTGGCGTTTCGTGAGGATCGTGTCGGTCCAGGCGAGCAGGTCAGCGGGGGTGCGTTCCTGGTCGACCATCGCGGCGAGGACCACGAGGGCCGCGGGGGCGTCGAGGAGGTCGATGGATGTCGCGACCCGGGTCCGGTCGGCGCATCGGACCGCGTCGACGAGCTCGAGGCACAGGTCGATGCTCATCGCGACCCTGCGTTGTCCCAGGAACGCTGCCCGGCCCGACCCGCCGTCGCCGACCAGGACCAGTGAAGCGACCCGGCCGTTCCCCCCTTCCCCAAGGGGAGCCGGCCGGGCCACAGTCAGGGCGGTCACTCGGACACCTCGCCAGTGCCGGTGTCGATCCCGAGGGACCGCAGCTCGTGCTCGAGGTCGAGGGGCAGGACGGACAGGCCCATGCGGCGCTCGTTCGCGCGAGCCATGAGGCGGGTGACCTCACGCCGGTCAGACTTGTCGAGGATCGGTTCGATCCGTCGGACCCGGGCGGTGGGGATGACGTCCCCGGAGTCCATGTCGGTGGTCAGGGACTTGGTGTCGACGAGCATCACGAGGCACGTCATCTCGTGGGGTGCGGTGATGAGGTGATGGACGATCTCGGTCAACCCGTTGGGTTCCCCATCGGGAAGCCCTGAGGACAGCTTGACGGCGCTCATGCGGGTCAGGCCTGCGCGGTGATGAGGCGCTCGTACAGGGTGATCCCGAACATGCGCTGCGAGTCGCGGAGCTCACGGACAGCCGCGAAGGACTCGGCGGTCTCGTAGTAGGCCCGCATGGTCTTGTACACGGCGCCGTAGACGGAGTCCCAACGGTCCCCGGCAGCGACAGCGCCAGCGGCAGCGGCATCGGCATCGGCAGCGGCATCGGCAGCGGCATCGGCATCGGCAGCGGCATCGGCAGCGACAGCGGCAGCGGCATCGGCATCGACAGCGACAGCGGCAGCGGCAGCGGCATCGGCAGCGGCAGCGGCAGCGGCAGCGACAGCGGCAGCGGCATCGGCAGCGGCAGCGGCAGCGGCAGCGACAGCGACAGCGGCATCGGCAGCGGCATCGACAGCGGCAGCGGCAGCGGCATCGGCAGCGGCAGCGGCAGCGGCATCGGCAGCGGCAGCGGCATCGGCAGCGGCAGCGGCATCGGCAGCGGCAGCGGCAGGTAGGCGCTCGAGGATCTTGGCCTTGATCAGGGCGCGGAACGCGATGCGTCGTTCCGTGCGGGCCGCCCAGGTGGCGTCCCGGACCTCCCGCAGGATCTTGTTCAGTGCGGGCCGGTCCAGGCCGCTGGCGCCCTCGACCTTCAGGGCGAGGTCCTCGAGCCCGGCGAGGCGCAGCCACGGCGGGAGGATCTCGGTCGTGAGTGCCTGCCGGGCGATCTCGCGGCGGCGCGGGTCGAGGCCGTCGTCGGCCGTGCCGACCACGAGGGGGATGAAGCGCTTGAGCTCCTGGCGGAGGTCGTCGGGGTAGCGGTCGTTCAGGCGCAGCCCGTAGTTCCGCAGGACCGGGCTGACACACGCGGGGCGGTCGGAGTGGGGCTCGCCTGCGAACCAGGCCGCGGCTTCGTTGAAGCACAACCCGGCGGACCGGGTGGCGTGGCCGCCGGAGTCGAGGACGAGGGTGTCGAGGTCGAGGGTGCTCATGAGGTCTCCTTGAGGTTGTTGTTGTCGCGGACCGTTGTGGCGCCGTTCATCGGGCGCGGCCGTTCGGAGCGGTCCGGAGCGCCACGGTGGGGCTGATCCGTCCGGTCTGGAGGAGCAGTGCGCGTTCGTGCCGGTCGGCGTCGGCCTGGGCGCGGACGTCGTCGGGGCTGGTGGCGCGCTGCTTGAGCCTGGCGACGTGCTCGCCGTTGTGGCGCGCTCGCGCTGCGGTGGCCTTCTGGCGGCGTTCGCAAGGGGCGCAGTAGCGCAGGCCGGTGCTCCAGCGGCCGAGGAGGAACGGGACGCCGGTGACGACGAGGCCGAAGGTGAGGGTGAGGATGCTCTTGCCGAACGGGGTCATGTGCGGTTCCTCCGAGACGATGGGGTGTTCAGGGCGCAGCGCGCTCGCGCTGCGGGGACGTAGGTGGTGAGGCGGCGGCGGGTGGGCTTCGCGCCGAAGTGGCGCGCCTGGTCGAGGACGACGTGGTGGACGAGGTCTGCGCGGGAGCAGATCGCGTGGACGATCAGGTGCAGCTCGGCCGGGCTCGTCACGGCGAGGAGCGCGGAGTGGACCTGCCCGGGGGTGATCTCGGGGAACAGGTAGGGGTTCGCGAGGTCCGGGCGGCGCCGGACGGCCCAGGCGAGGCAGCGACGGCAGACCGGCAGAGCGTTGGTGAAGGTCATGCGGAGACGGCGGGACCGCAGGCCGCAGACCGGGCCGTGGCCGACGCGGACCTTCCCGAGGGGCGTGAACGACACGGCGGCCGCGACGAGGAGGTGCTGGCAGCGGCCGCGGGACGTCGCAACCAGGCACGTCGAGGTCAGGACAGCAGCCTGACCGGCGGTCACGGTGGCCATCAGAGGCTCGTGAGGCGGGCGCGGCGCTCGACGAGCTGCAGGTCAGCCTCGATCAGCGGGACCGGCACGAACGGGGGGACCTCGACGTCGTAGAGCGCGTCGAAGCCGACCGTGAGCGCATCCGCGGCGTAGTCCGTGACCTCCGTGACGGTCCCGACCCGGCCGATCATCAGTCGGATGTGCTCACCCGCGCGGGATGTGTAGTCCGTGTCGAGGACCCGGACGCGGTCCCCGACCGCGATCGGGAACACCCGGCCGCTCACCACTGCTCCCGAGCGGCCCGGACCGGGTTCAGATGCGGGTTCCGCCCGTCCTTGACCCAGTCGATGGGCGGCGGGGGCTGCGGCTCAGCCTGCGCGGGGCGCCCGTCGAGGATCGCCGTCAACGCGGCCCGGCGGACCGCCAGCGCCCGGGTGTCCTTCTCGACCTGCGCCTTCAGCGGGTCGCCGTCGAGCTCCCACACCTCAAGGCGACGGGCCGACTCGGCCAGGTAGTTCTTCGCGTGGAGAACCTGGATCGTGGCGTGCTCCACGGCGTCGGCGTAGGCGCTCATGAGCTGGTGTCGTGCTTGCGGCTCGGGTGGTTCGGGTCGGCCTTCGCCCCGCCCGTGGGGGGCGGCCCCGGGGCGATGAGTTCGTGCCAGGTGAGGCCGGTCTGACTGGCGGGGACGGTCTGGCCGGACAGGAGCCGGCGGCGGGGCTCGGGGCGCCCGACAGGGTCACCGTTGCGGGTGGGGCGGATCGCGGAACCGAGACGAGCGAGACGGGTAGCGCTGCGCTGCAATCGAGCAGCACGAAGGCCGGACTTGGGCATGGCGGGGAGGACCTTCCTCGAAGGCTTGGGGGTATTGGGAGAAGCTGCGGCTTGAGCGCCTAGCAGGCGGCGGCGGTCCGGCTGCGGTCGATGAACGCCTGGACCTCGACGGGATCGAAGCGGATCTGACCGCCGAACTTGAAGGCCGGGAGTTCGCCGCCCTTGATCAGTCGACGGGCGGTGGAGTCGGAGATGTGGAGCCGATGGCGCACATCGGCGAGGGTCAGGAACTGAGCTGTTGCCTTGTCCATGGCGGTTACTTCTCCGTGGGGGGAGTTGGGTAGTGGGGTACTCCTCGCTGCGGTCAGTGCCGAGGTGGAGTGGGTAGAGGTCTACGCCCTTCGCGGGACGATTGCAAGACCGACACGCAAGGTGGACCGAACCTGACCGACGCTGCACCGCTCCCGCCATATTTGACTAGAGTTGCTGTCACTTGACATGGCGTAGGGGTCTACCCCTAACCTCTTCGTCATGCCATCAGTAAGCGTCGGACAGCGGGTCAAGAAGAAGGGCGAGCCGTGGCGCGTCCTGTGGCGGGACAAGACGAACAAGCAGCGGCAGAAGACGTTCGGCCTCAAGGGCCAGGCCGACGCGTTCGCCGAGGACCTCCGCCGGGAGCTACGCGCCGGGAGCTACATCGACCCGAGCGCGCGCCGGACCCTGTTCCAGGTCCAGTACGACGCCTGGCGGGCGCTGCGACACGCCGTCCGGTCCGCTGCCGAGGACAGCCTGGCCAGCAACCACGTACTCCCCCGCTGGGGAAAGGTCGCGCTCGAGGACATCACCCACGACGGGCTCCAGGGCTGGGTCAACGACCTGCGGACCCGCCCGCGCGTCGTGGGCCGCGACGAGAACGGCGACGACGTCCTCGGCGACCCCTACGCCTGGGCGACCGTCCGCGACTGCAGGCAACTCGTCCGTGACGTCCTCGGCGACGCGGTCCGGAACAAGAAGATCCACGAAAACGTCGCCGAGGGCGTGACCGTCCCGAACCGGCCGCACCGCGACATCACCAGCGACGACGTGCTGAGCCCCGCCGAGGTCGACGCCCTGGTAGCTGCGGCGCCCGAGCGGTGGGCGCCGTTCCTGCTCTGCTGCGCCTGGCTCGGCTGGCGCCTCTCAGAAGGGCTGCGGATCACGCGCGGAGACCTGCGGCTCGACACCAAGCGGGTCACGATCCGCGGGACCAAGAACCGGGCCGCCATCCGGGTCGTGCCGCTCCCCGACCCGATCGTCGATGCCCTCCGCAAGCACCTCAGGGAGCACGTTAGGGACCAGCGATCCGGCGCGCTCCTGTGGCCAGGGGACGTCAGCGACCCGTTCACCGTGGCCGACCGCTCCGTCGTCCGACGGGTGCTGCAACGGTCTCTCAGGAACGCCGAGCTCCAGCACCGCGGCATCGACTTCAGGCAGCTGCGCCACACGTCGGCCAGCCTGATGCTCTCGGCCGGCGTCCACCCGCTGGACGTGTCGTACCGCCTCGGGCACTCCGAATACGCCACGACCGTGCAGATCTACACCCACCTGATGCCCCCAGTCACCCAGGCCGGGACCGACGCCATGACCTCGCTCATGCGGGGCGACGACCCGAAGGAGCCGACCGTGATCTACACCTGCCCGCGCTGCGGTGAGGAGTTCATCGGCCCGCAGGACAGCCCGGCCGCAGACGCCTTCGCCGACCACCTGCTCCAGCACCGCGAGCAGGACGGCGACACCTGACCCCCGACCGGCCGAAGCGCCCCCGACCTGAGATGGGTCGGGGGCGCTTCTACGTCCAGGGGTCTACCCGCCCGGTGCGCGCTTCGTACAGCGCATGCGCGAGCGCCAACACAGGACCAACACGAGCGTGACTAGAGCCCGTCGCCTGTGACTGTGCCTGACTAGGCCAATATCCCCTCTGACCTGCGACGACACGCCTAGCCGCGCTCGGGATGATCTTGTGGCGGCATCGTTCGGGACGTAGAGGCCGCAGGTTCAAATCCTGTCACCCCGACCACAGAAATAAGCCTCTGACCTGGGACGCATGCTCCTGCAAGCACCCAAACGGCAGGACGAGGCGCGTAGTCTGCCAACGCTGTGCCAACATCGGCACAAGTTGAGTGCCAACACGGAGCGTCTGTTGGCCAGCAGACCGGGTAGGGGGCTAGGCATCGCGTGACTTGCTCTAGTTGCTCGCGGTGTGATCTTCTCCTCGGCGGGCCTTGCCCCGCCTCTCAGAGGGGGAGTTATGACTGTGACGCTGGGTCCGCCGGTGGCTGACGACGAAGCCGCCCTGATCGCCTTCCACGACGAACGCCTGCGTTACCTGCTGGAGGCCAGCGACGAGGTGGAGCGCGGCCGAGCCGCCACGGCCTACATCACGTGGTTGGACGCCTGCCGCGTCGACGCCACCGCGATCCGGGACGTGTCGGTGTACAAGCTCCACAACGACCAGGGCCTCGGGGCGCTCCGGATCGCCGGTCACTTCGGGGTCGGCAAGGCCCGCGGCCAGCAGCTGATCTATCGATCGGCCGAGACCTACGTGTCCGCATCCCAGATCCTCGCCAAGATCAAGCGCCGCCTCGGCAGGGGATAGCCAAGTCTGACCGTGAGGCGCAGGTACCCCCTGTCACCCGCAGGGTCTAGTCTCCGACGGCAGATCAGACGCGCGCCGCCTTCCCCCCGGTCACGTCCAACCAAGACGTCCGACCGCGGCAGAAGGAAGCGCCCAGGTGGCTCACATCGACACCTACCCCACCGATACGAAGTTGGCCGAGGAGTTAGACGCGCTCGCGCGCCAGGCCAACCGCATCCGCCTGCGCATGATGCACATGACGCTCGCGCAGGCCGCCGCGCTCGCCGAGGCTTCGCCCTTCCCCGGCAGCATCGCCGACGCGATGATCGACCTCGACACCTGGGCCGGCTGCGCCGCCGCCAGCCTTCGTGACACGCTCGTCATCGACCTCGCTGGCTGATGCCGCCGTCTAGGGTTCGCGGCATGAACCGGCGCCTCTTCCTGCCCGTGATCGCCTTGATCGTCGTCGGGGGATGCGGTGTCGCGATCAAGATGGGGAACTCGAGCGCGGGGGACTCGAAGTACGCGCAGACCTGGCCGAAGGCCTACAGCGACACGACGTGCGCAGAGTGGAACGGCGAGATGACGAGCGGCCAGAAGTTCGCCGCCGCCGCAGACATGCTGTCCGGGGCAAGAGACAAGGGCGACGGTGGCACAGGGGTCGCTCCCGATGACCTGATCACGGAGTTCCAGGATGGGGTCACCAACGCTTGCGTCATCGACACGGCGACCCTCGCGGAGACCGGGGCCTCTCTCTATCTCACAGAACGGGAGCGGTTCCGACCGTGACCTTGAAGCCGTGCGTGGACTGCGGTCGCGACCTCGCGCCGTCCGCCACCCGCTGCCCTGGGTGCGGCGCGCGGGCGGGCGCACTTCGAGTGGCAGCGATCCGGCTTCGCTACGGCCTGCTGAGCTCGGCGTCACTCGTTGGATGGGTCGCCCTCGGGTTGCTCGTCGTGGCCGCGCACTACCTGGTGAAGGCGTTCTCCTAGAACGCGAAGAAGCGCCCCGCGCCGACCTCCGGGGGAGAGGTGGCGCGGGGCGCAGATCGTGGGGCGGGGTGTTCAGCCGGCTGGCATGACCCGGGCGACGTGATGGTTCGTGAGGTCGGCCGGGGTGGTGAGCGCCACGGCGAGGTTCGCGTTCATCTGGAAGGCTTGCAGGCCGCGCAGGGCGATGGTCTTCTCCGGGCCGTCCGGGATGAGGTCCCAGACGTCGGCCAGGAACGCGGCGGTCTTGTCGCGGATGGCGCCGAAGGCTTCGGCGGCCGCGGGGGTGGCTGGGTGGTAGGCGAACTGGTCGAGCGCGTCAGACAGGGTCCGCACAGCGGTTCTCCTTCAGGGGGGTGTTTGTCGGGCGGATGGTCATGACGGGCTCGTGACGTCGCCGTGGTCGGCGAGGGCCAGGGCGAAGTCGTCGCAGGTCATGTAGAACGAGCCCTTGTCGGCGAAGCCGGCGCCCCAAGAGTTGTCGAAGGTCAAGACCTGGGTCTGGTTGTCGTAGCCGCGCAGGAGGATCTCGTGGCCGCCACGGACAGTGCCCTTGTAGTGGATGAGCCCGGACGTCTCGGGCTTGTCGCATCCGGTGAGCCAGGTCATCCCGACGAGCAGCGGGCCGAGTTGCAACGCCTGGAGGGCGTGGGTCAGCCCGAACGCGTGCCGGTACGGGCCGGTTGTGAGGCCGAGCGCGCGCATGGCCTTCGCTGCGGCCAGGCCGCTCGATCCGGTGTCGTGGGGCGGGTAGATCCCCGCGACCCGGTCGAGGTGGGTGGCCTTGCTGTAGATCTCGACGGCCAGGTCTTCGGTGACGTCCTTCCGGCCCGGTCGGCGAGCGGTGTCGGTCGCGAGCCAGCCCGCTGCGGCATGGCCGGTGCACGAGCCCAGGTCGCCCTGGTCAAGGATCGGGCTGCGACGCGTCCACAGGACGGTCTGGACGGGGGCGGTCTGGTCGGCGCCGAAGTCCCGGGACCGGGAGTCGTGCTCGACGAACCTGCCGAGGCGGCTCACGTCCGGGTCGCGTTCGGTGCGTGGTAGACCCCGAGGGCCGTCAGCGCGCCCAGGACGACCACAGCGACCGACTGGACGGTGCCGTGGAGCACACCGAGGCTCAGCGCCTCACCTAGTGCCCCGCCGAGCGCGACGAGCGCCTTGCGGATCTCCTTAAGCCGGGCCGCGGTCATGCGGTCACCGGCTTCTTCATGCCGATGAGCTCGTTGTACGCCGTCGTGGTGATCCGCGTCAGCGGCAGGCCGGCCTCGGCGAGGGCGCTGGACTGCCCGTCTGTGAGGGCCTTGAGGTGGAGGTGATCACCGTCTGGTTCGACGGTGACGAGGGTCTTGCTGTGGCCGGTCGCGGTGACGTGCATGACGATGTCCTTTGGCTTGAGGGGCTCAGGGGTGGGCGGGGGCTTGATGGGCGTCGGTGGGACGTGGGTGTGGGGCTTCACGACCACCGGGACCGCGGCGGCGTGGACGAGATCCATGAAGTGCGACCAGGGGAAGTCCGGGCCCGGGTCGGTGTGCGAGGACTGGTGGAAGGCGTCGGTGACGTCGACGTGGCCGCAGATGCCGTGCTTGCCGGCGCGGAGGTCCGCTGGGCCGATCCGGACGAGCGGGACCCCGGTGCGCGCGGCGATCTCCACGACGAGCTGGGCGGCGAGGTGGAGCATCGCCTCGTCCTGCGGGCTCTGCCAGCGCGCGGCTGGGCCGGTCTGCGGGTCGCACAGCTCGATCCCGATCGACCCGTGATTGGGCGGGGCGTGCCAGCAGGCGGTGTCCTCGGCGCAGCACTGCACGATCTCGCCGGGGTCGACGACGTAGTGCGCGAGCCCACCTGCGGTGTCCTGCTGGAAGTAGTGGGCGTTCTCCATGGCGCCACCCTGATGGGTCCCGGAGCAGGTCCCGTGGATCACGATCCGCGTGATGGGCCCGTTGGGTCCGCTCTGGTGCTTGCTGCTGCCTTCGACGAACGGGTACATCCGGGGCTCCTCAGGCATGCCGAAGAGCCCGCGCACCAGGTGGGCGGGCTCGGGGTTGGGTGGGTCAGGTCAGGGGTGGAAGACCTGGACGATCAGCCCAGCGAGCGCCAGGCCTTCAGTGAGGGCGATCCCGATGAGCCACCGGACCGCGCTGTCGTGGCCGGTGTCAGCTGCGCTCTCGTTCTCCAACGCCTTCAAGCGGGCATCGTGGCCGCTGTAAACCTGCCGGAGCCACGCTTCCTGCGCCGGATGCGGGTTGACGGCCTCGGTGTGGTCCTTGAGGCGGACCTCCATGCCGAGGCGGTCCTCCCGCATCGACTGCTTCATCTCCTCCAGGGAACCCTGCATGTGGGTGTTCTGCTGGGCGCTCAGGTCGAGCTTGCCTTCGATGCGGGTGATGGCGATGGCGAGGGTGTCGGGGCTGTTCGTGGTCATCAGGCGCTCCATGCGCTGTCGGCGGTGGTTCCCGTGACGGCACCGACGGCCCGGACGAAGTACCGGTAGTCGACGTTGTTCGCGACGGTGTAGTCGATCCATGGGGCGGTAATGGTCTTCGCGATCCGGATCGCGGTGCCGGTGGCTCCGATGCGCCGGTAGATGTCCCAGTAGGCGACGGTGGGCTGGCCACCGGTGGGGGTGGGGTTCGTGACCGTGAGCGTCACCGTCCCGGGCGCGGCCTGGGTGGTGACCGCCAAGGTTGGGGTCGCGGGGGCGGTGTAGGAGACCAGGACCCGGATGCTGCTCCAGACGGACCACAGGCCGCTGTTCTTGATCCTGACCTGCAGGTGCTCGTACCGGTTGTTCACCGGGAAGGACAGGCTGACGGAGCGCGTGACGCTGTCGACGACGTCGCCGCTGTCGTAGTAGATGGTGCTGGTGTCGGGGCTACCTGCCAGGTCGGCGACCTTCCGGACCTGGTAGTCGGTCTCGGTCGCATTGGACCAGGAGAACGTGGCTGTGACAGTCCCGACCGTGCCGCCGCTGGTCGGGGCGGTGATCGTCGGGGCAGACGGCTGGGTGGCCGCGGTGAAGAACGATGACGCTGAGTAGGGGCCGACGAACCCGAGGGCGTCGTAGGTCCGGCACTGCCACTCGTAGTCCCCGGCGGCGAGGGTCCCGGCGGGCATGTCGTAGAACGTGTTCGGGGTCGTCCCCGTAACCGGGGTCCATGAGCCGGCGCCGACGACCCGGTACTGCAGGTCGAACTGGGACTGGGTGTCGCCGGCGTCGGGGTCGCTGAACGTCCAGGAGAACCGCTGGATGATCCCGCGGTCCAGGACGACCGCACCTGCGGGGCTGATGAGCGAGGGCGCGTTGGGCTGCTGGTCCAGGACGGTGACGATGACCTGACCGGCGCCGGCCCGGACGCCTGCGGTCTGGGTGGTGCTGGTGACGCCACCGACGTAGCTGCTACCGCCACCACCTGCCGCGCCGTTGTTGGCCGTGGTCGCGGAGCCACCGCCACCGCCACCGAAGTAGCCACCGCCACCACCGGCGCCCGCGAAGTTCGTGGCCACGACGGCGCCATTGCCGCCTTGACCGGACGAGCCAGCGACACCGTTGCTGGTGCCAGTACCGGCCGCACCGCCAGCGGACTGGGTGCCGCCGCCGCCACCGATGGCTGTGCCGTCGTTACCGCCCGCGGAGCCGGTGGTGGTGCCGCCGATGCCACCCGCGCCAGCATGGCCGCCGCCACCAGCGCCACCGGCGACGATCTTGCGGTTCGACAGGGCCGTGCCGCCTTGACGGACATCGCTCGCACCACCACCGCCACCGACGTAGCCGCCCGTGCCGGTGCCGCCCGCGCCGCCGCCGTTGAAAGCGGCCGTACCGGATCCGCCCGCGCCGCCGGTGACGCCGGCCTGGCCGACGTAAATGTTGAGGACCTCACCGGGCGTGACAACAAGCGAGCCCTTGGCATAGGCGCCCAGGGCCCGGGTTCCGCTGCTGTTGTAGTCGCCACCGGACGCGCCCCAGCACTCGAGCTGGAGCAGCACCACCCCCGCAGGGACGGTGTACGTCTGGGCCGCACCTGTGTAGGAGAAGGTCGTGGCCATCAGACATTGCTCCAAGCCGCAGCAAGTGAGACCAGCGGTGTCGTGCTCGGGTCCTGCTGCCAGTCGAACCGCAGCGTGTAGTCAGCCGTCAACGTCAGGACCATCACGCCCAGGCGGACGCCGCTGTTCAGCATCGGGACCGTCATCGACAACGTCCCCGTCACCGGGTCGACAGCCTTCACGGGCGTGCCAGTGGACCAAACTGCCCTAGCCACAAGCAATCCCCTCGATCATCACGCGGACTCGTACAGGCCGGACAGCAGCACCTTGTCGCCGGTCAGGGGCGCCAGCGGGACCGTGGAGGTCAGCGCCCCCATCGGGGACGTCGCGACGAACACGCTGTCGACCGTCGAGGACGTCCCGATCCCCTGCAGGGGGTAGCGGGCGCTGTTGCTGGCCTTCAAGAACTCCCCGACCATCCGGGGCTGATCCCCAGCAGCCAGGGCCGTCAGGGGCAGCGCGATCGTCAGGCCGCCCGTCCCGGCGGTCGTCGTCGAGCCGAAGGTCAGGCTGACCCGGTAGTGGACGCCCTTCCCGACGCGCTGGTACGCGCACGCAAGGGTTCCGTTCCCGAGGGCCCAGCCCGTGCCGCCCAGCGTCGGGGTGTAGGCGGTCCAAGCGCCCATGTCGACCGCCGCAGCAGGCAGAACCACACGGGTCGCGAAGCGGCGGCTCTGGATCGCGTCGACCAGCACCAGGGTCGACGTCGCCGGGCTCGCGCCAGCTGTCGCGCCGGTGAAGTCGCTCACCGCCTCCGAGAGCGCATCAGCGGTGTCGCCGATGATCTGCACCCGCAACGGACTGACCTGCGTGACCCACCCGAGGCGCGTCACGTGACCCGCCGCTCAGCCACGATCGGCATCAGGACCGAGCTCGCGTCGCTCAAGGACGGGTTCATCGGGTACGTCCAGTCCGTGACCAGCCACGTCGTGCCCGCGATGCTCAACCGCGGCAGGGTGATCGCGATGACATCCCGATCCGACGCGCGAGGATTCAAGGCCACACTGCCGGTGAACTTGTCGCCGCCGCCGGCGAAGTACCGCTGCTTCTCCGCATCGCCGACCGCGACCAGGGTTGCCTGGTCATACGCCTCGACGTCGACGCGCTGCTCCACGACATACCCGCGACTGTCGATCGAGGCCGGCCCGGCGCTCTGGTTGTCCACGATGTACAGGCCGTTCCCGACCACACCACCGGTGGACGGTCCCTGCCGGGCCGCGAACCGCAACCGGTTCGGGAGCACCGGCACCAGCGGCTCGAGCGAACCGGCCTCCACGATCTTCCCGAGACCCGGGCCGAAGAACCGCTCCGGGCCCTTCGCCGTCAACGTCGCCAGCGGCGTCGACGCAGGATGACCGTCCTCATCGGCGACCAGCTGGTCATAGCCGATCGCGGCGAGGAGCTTGCTGTACGCCTCGAGCCAGGTCGTGCCCGCCTCGAAGGTCACCGCCCCACCGAGCAACGCGCCGGTATCGGTGATCGCGAACGAGGTCTCACCGAACCGGGAGGTCATGTCGGTCTTGATGTACTGCACGACGTTCGTTGCGGCGGCGACCGTCAGCGGATCAGTGAGGGTCGCCAGGTTCCACAGGTAGCTCTTGTCCGCGAGCTGCAACGTGCGCGTGAGGACCATCCCGTCGTCGACGAGCGCCCCCGGGTTCACGATGATGAACACGCCGAGGTTGAACCGGGCCCAGGTGCTGTCGGCGAGCTGCCATTCGGTCCACAAGCGCAACCGGCGGGTCACCAGGTTGATCGTGACCGCCCCGGCCGTCTGGACACTGGCCTGTCGGCGGACCGCAGCGACCTCAGCCTGCTGCCCCGCGGTGAGATCCGGGGGCCGGTAGGACCAGGTCACTGAGGCGCCCGTGAACGCGAAGGTCTCCATCGTCTCAAGGCCGGCCTGGTCCAGGACCGTGATGCCGTGCCGGATATGTGCACCGCGCTTGAGGTCCAAGGCCTCGCTGACCACAGCCTCGGTCAGCCCGGACCGCGGGCCACCCGTGAGGGCCTGCACTAGCCGAGGTCCAACGTGAACTGGCATGCCTCGCACGTGAAGCCCAGGTCCGCATACAAGCCCATCTGCGGGGCAGGGTCGACCTCGAGCACCACCACGGCGGTGGCCTCGTCCAGGCCGGACGCTTGCCCGTAGTTCGTGCGGAGCAGCAACCGTGAGTCCGGGGCATTCGCGGCGACCTCGACGAGGTTGATCAGCGCCAACATCAGGGACTGATCGGCGGCCATGTACCGGGCCGTGAACTGCCACGTCTTCGCCCGCGTCGTGCCACGGAACGGCGTCGGGAACGTGTCGCCGGCGAACTGGGCGGTCGTCCCCGCGTACTTCCGGACGGTCGAGCTCGCCGTCAGCCGGGGGATCTGGACACGCTGCGTCAGGTCGGAGAACAAGGCCAGGTCAGCCTTGACGAGCGCCACGGTCGTCATGAGCGCTTCCCCGCGATCGCACTGGAGACCTTCCGGGCACCCAAGCCGGTCTCACGTTCCACCCGGACGATGTCGGTCAACTCGCGGTCGCCGATGAACACCCGCACCGCAACGTCGCCGCTACCACCGCCCTGGGCGAGGTCGCGGTACTGCTGCTGGTTCAGGACCGGCTCCGGGTGGCCGCTGGCGTTGTTCACCAGCGTCAGGCCTGGCTGCAGGAGCCCACCATCGTCGTAGGTGCCGCTGTTGAACTGCCCGTTGTCCATGACCGACCCCGGGCCGACGTAGACGCCGCGGCTGTCGTAGTAGTCGCTGACATGGGCGCCGTTGTCGCGCTGCCGGTAGGGGTCCGCGTCCGTGTTGTAGGCATCCGCGGCGGCCTGGTCACCGTGGAGGGCGAACCAGGCGTCATAGGCAGCGGAGTGCACGTCCGCAGCACGCTGGTAGATGCTGCCGTTCGGACCGTTGAGCGGGTCAGGACCACCCATGCTGCTCATGCCGCCAGCGGCAGCGCCCCCGAGGGCCTTCGCGGCGGCCTGCACCGCAGTCAACCCGGAGGTCAGGCCGGCGGCGAGTGCCTGCGCGTAAGACCGGCCCTGGTCCTGCCCGATCGCGGCGAGGTCCGTCGCATACTGCGTCTGCGCCGCGCTGAAGTCGGCCTGCGCCGCCGCGAGCTGCGACGCCAGATCGGCCTGGGTGGCCTGGAACTGCTGCTGCAACGTCAAGGTCGCCGCGGCATACGACTGCTGCGCCGTCACAAGATCCTGCCCGAGCTGGCCGTACCCGCCGACCTGCTCATCGTGCGCTTCCTGCCCAGCGATGGCCGTCTTGGCCGCAACCGCCGAGTTCAGCCCGTCGATCTCGGCCTGCGTCGCCGACGTGAACTGGCGCAGCTGGTCGAGAGCCTGCGGCCCCTGGTCCAGGCCCAGAGCGCTGATCACACCCTCGGAGACGCCGCGGGCGCGGGCGTTCTTCAGCGCAACCATCCAGTCCGCGAAGGCACTGACCTGGCTGTTGACGTTCCCCGTGAGCCAGGACACCGACGAGCCCCAGTGCCGCGTGGCCGTGTCGGCCGCACCGATCCACGACGTGAGGCTGTTCTGCCGGGTCGCGAGGAGCTGGTCGACGGTCGTCGCGTAGTCCGCAGCGGCCTTGCCCATGTTCGCGTAGAAGTCAGTCTCAGCCTTGCCCTGCTGGACGAGGAGGTCGGCCTTCTTCGCCGCATACGCCTGGTCGGCCGCGGTCAACTTGTCCGTTGCGGCCTGCTGCTCGTCGAGGAGCTTGTTCAGCGCCGCCAACTGGTCTGCCTGCGCCTGAGCGGCCTTGTCCGCCGCGGCCTGCTGCGCGTCAGCAGCGGCCTGCGCTGCGGCCTTCTGGTCGCTCAGGATCTGCTGCTGCTGCTTGTAGAGCGAGGTCCACGCGTCGCTGTACTTCTCCAGCCCGCGCATCTGGGCGCCGAGGTTCTTGACCTCCTGTGCGGCGCTGATCTTCCCCAGGTCGTACATGTTGTTCTGGATCTCGGTGGTGTGCGCGATCGTGTCCAAGCGCTTCTGCATCGACGCGATCAGCCGGTCCGTCGCAGCCTTCTCCTTGTCGATGCGCGCCGCGTTGTCGAACGAGGCGAGTGCCTTCACCGCGTCGTTCAAGGTCTGCTGCGCGGCAGCGCGGGCCGACGCGTTCGCCTTGCCCTTCGCGATCTGCGCATCGTGGACGTCCCCGAGGAGCTTCTCGCGCTGCGCGGCCTGGTCCAGAGCGTTCAGGTAGGCGTCGTAGGCCGCGACAAGAGCATTCACGCTGTCGATCGACCCGCCCCGGGACGCGACGGCACTCGCCTGGCCGTAGAGGCTCCCGCCCTTGGGGCTGTAGCCGACCTGCCCGCCGCCGGCGAACGTGGGGGCGTCGTTGATGGCCTTGAGCAGCGGCAGGTTGTGCTTGACGGCGCTGGCCTTCACGACGAACTCGCCCGTCGACAGCCGCGCGAGGATGCTGTCTGAGGTGCCCGTCCCCGGGCCGTCGATCAGGCCGCCCGTGGCGTGGGCGGTGAAGCCAGCGAGCGGGTTGCCCTTCGTCGGCGTCCCCGCACTGCTGGTCCCGACCGGCGTTCCGTTGTTCAGGGCCCGCGGGTCGAGCAGCACCTTGATGGTGCGGTCCTTCAGCCCATTCAGCGCCCGGTTCAGGTCGAGGATCTTCCCGAGCGCTACCTCCTGCCCCTTCAGGGTCAGGACGGTAGAGACGGTGGCTGGGGTGTCGCCCAGCCGCGCGAGGTACTTGTCGAGCTGAGCCTTCGTCAGGCCGTACTGCTTGGCGACCGACTCGAGCTTCAGCCGGCCAGCATCGAGGATCCCGCGCTGCTCGGCCTCGCTCGCACCTTCGCGAGCACGGGCGTCCCGCAGGTCCAGAGTGGCCTGGATGGCGTCGCGGATCGCGGCCTTGTTGTCCCGGCCCTTCTGGGTCAGGTTGTCCAGCGACACACCGTTCCCGCGCAGGGCCTTGCTGAGGTCGTTGAGCTTCTGCTGGTAGTTGTCGGCGGCCTGGTCGGCGGTGAGGTGCACACCGATGAGCGCGTCGAGAGCCGACTTGAGCGCATCGGCCTTGCTCGCCGCGTCCTGCGCGGTGTCCCCCATCTTCGTGAGCGACGCAGCCAGCTGCTCCGTAGCAGGTCCGCCCGCGACGCTGGCGTTGTAGTAGCCCACGATCTTGCTCGTGACGTCCCGGATGTTCCCGGACAGGTCCACGCCGGCGGCCTTCGCGAGGGCTTGCAGGCTGGTCGTCGAGAGCCCGGTGGCGCTGGACATGTCGATCAGGTTGGTCGTCGTCGTGTTGAGCTTGGCCTGGATCTGGCCGAAGGCGTCGTCGGTCCCGCGGAGTGCACCCTCAGCGCGGGCGGTCTCGCCGTTGAAGACGTGCCACACCCCGGCCGCGATGCCCCCGAGGCTGCGGGTGTTGCCCTCGGTGGCCTGGGTCTTGGCACGGAATGCCTCGAGCTGGTCAGTGGCTGCTGCCAGGCCCTTCTCGGTGCCTGTGTCGGGTCGGGCGAGAAGATCGGCGAGTTCGCTCTCCGCGTCCTTCGCGCCCTGCTTGAGCGCGGTGAGTTGCGCGTCGACCGCGGTCACGGTGGTCCCGACGACCAGCATCCCGGCGCCGAGGCGGCCGAGAGCACCGGTCAGACCGAATGACCCCTTCGACAGTCCCAGGATCGCGGCGTCGGCCGCGGCGATCTTCGGTGCCGCGATGAGGGCTGCGCCGCCGAGCAGCGTCAGCGCCCCTGTCAGGCCTGCGGTGGCGATCGCGCCAGCCTGCAAGGGTGCTGGGAGGTCGCCGAATGCCTTCAGCAGCCCGGTCGCGCCCTGAGTCAGCCCGCGAAGTGCCCCGTTCGCGGTCGTACCCGAGTCGATCAGGTCTGTCTGAAACGCTGCACCTAGCTTGCTCAGGTCGCCCTTGAGGTTGTCCATCTTGCCGCTGGCCTGCTGCATCGCGAAGCCGCTGTCGTCGACCTTGCCGATCCAGTCCTGGATGCCACTGGCACCGTTCTGGTAGAGGATGTTCGCGCCCACGATCGCTCGGGCACCGAAGATCGTCGCGAGGGCCTGGTTGCGCTGCGCCTCGGACAACTTGCCGAGCTTGTCGTGCAGCTGCCCGGCGAGGCTGGTGATCCCGACGAACTTCCCTGAGGCGTCGTAGATGCTCAGCCCGAGGTCGTGCATCGTCTTGGCCGACCCGGCGCTCGGAGCGGCGAGTTTCAGCAGCATCTGCCGCAGGTCCGTGCCGGCGGCCTCGCCCATCAGCCCTGCCTGCGCGAACGCGGACATGGTGCCGATGGTGTCCTCGATCGACAGGCCGAACTGCTTGGCGACGAGCCCGCCGCTCTTGAGGGCCTCGCCGAGGTCGCCGACGCCACCGAGGGCCTTGTCCGCCCCAGCGGTCAGGAGGTCCGCGATGTGGGGGATGTCCGAGCCGGCCAGCTTGAACTGGGTCATGGCGATCGCCGCGATCTCCGTGGCCTTCGCGACGTCGATCTGCCCGGCCGCCGCGAGCTGGAGCGAGCCCTTCAGAGCACCGCCCATGATGTCGGAGACACCGATGCCCGCCTTGATGAGCTCCGTCTCGGCATCAGCGGCCTGGACCGCTGAGAAGCCGATGGCCTGGCCCATGGTCAGGGCTGCGTGACGGAGCTGGTCGAGCTGCGAGGACGTCGCGTGAGACAGGGTCTTGACCTGGCTCATCTGGGCGTTGAAGTCCGACGCCGACTTGACGGCCAGACCGAAGCCGGCAACGAGGAGCCCACCGAGCAGGACCCCGCCCTTGCCGACCTCGGTCATGGCCTTCTGGCTCTTCGCACCCGACTTCGTGACCTCGTCGCCGAGGACCTTCGCGCCCGTCGCCGACTTCACGTAGGCCGCGTCGAACTGGGCGTTGTTGGCGCGCAGGTTCACCGTCACCGAGCGTGTCATTCCATGCTCCTCTCGGTTCGGGTGTCTCGTTCCACGACCAGGAAGACTCCGTGGTCGGAGTTGCCCTCGTGCAGGTCCCGCTGGGACTTGCTCTTCTCTGCGCACGCATGGCAGGAGATGTGCCGGACGTGGTACTTGCCCTCAGCGTCGGCGCGCATCGACTCGTCATGCGGCTGTCCGCACGGACCCATCAGGTCCTCGTCGATGAGCAACGCGAGTGCCCCGTCGGTGTCCTCAGGCAGGAACAGCGGCTCGCCCGGTGCGGGCCACGGGCGGCCTAGGAGGATGCTGCGAGGGACTCCGTGGTCTCTGGCCGCTCGGAGTTCACGCCGGTACCCCGCACTAGCGCGAATGCGGCCACGGACAAAGGGATCTGCGCCCCGCCCGTGTTCACGGCGTGCACGACGGTCCACAGCTCGTTCCACTGCGCATCGCCGATGACGTCGCCGTCGCGGAGTGCCTCGAACTTCTCGACCGTCGCACCGGTGGGGCTGATGCAGCACGCTGCCATCGCCGCTGCGGGCAGGGTCTCAGGGTTGAAGTCCGCGCCCTTACCTGCCTGCTCCTCCGTGGGAGGGTGCGCGGCGATCAGGTCCCGCCACGGACGACGGCCCATCGCGGTGAAGACGAACTCCACCTCGGCCTCACGCGCGAGCGTGGTGAGTCCCACGATCTGCGCCGCCAGGCCAGGGGCCTTCGCGGGGCTGTTCTCCATCTCGTCGCTGATCCGAGCCCGGTGCAGCGCGATCTCGAGCTGCTCGAGCTGGTCGACCAAGTCCCCGCGCATGCTGATGCGCGTGCGCTTGACGGTCGGCTTGGCGCCGGCGAGGACGCTGTCGAAACTGACAGCGCCCTCGCCGCTGGTGCTGTCCCCCGAAGCACCCATGTCAGGCGACCGTGGCGTTCATGTTGGGCTGCTTGCGGACCGCGAGGTTCTGGACGAACTTCTGCAGCGCGTTCTCCGCGGTCTGCATCGGGACCCGCACGCCGCACTGCACGTCCGGCCACACGTAGGCCTTGACGCTGGTGGCCTTCGCCGCGAAGGGGCACACCACGATCGCGCCCGTGGCGAAGTCCGTCAGGGTCGTGTAGGCGGTGTCGTTGGCGCCGACCGCGTCGCGGTAGGCGGTGATCTCCAGCTGCGAGCCCCAGGTCCCCATGGCCTCGTCGACGAACGCCGTCGACAGGTCACCGCCGGTGACGCGGTTGTTCGTGACAGCCGGGTTGAAGCCGTCCTTCGGGATCCACGTCGTGAGCTCCACGCCAGCGGTGATCTCCGCGACGGTGGGGGCGGCGGCGTTGGCGGGGCTCGAGGCGAGCCAGTAGACGTGGTAGTTGCCGTCGAACACGATCCTGCTCATCAGGTCTCCTCAGTGCTGGTGGTGGTGGCCTGCTGGCCGGGGGTGTGACGTGCCTTGCGGTGGGGCTTGTCGTCCTCGACCGGCGCGTCGGGGGTCGAGGTCTCGGGGTCCGGCTCGGGCTCCGGGGCGATGTAGATCTCCCAGCCGCGGGCCTTGTAGAGCCGGTCGAACTGCTCCTGCTCGACGTCGGCGAGGTTCTCGACGTCTGGGTGGATGATCCGCATCAGCAGGCCACCGCGCAGACCGTGACGGACGTCGACGCGGAGTACGTGACCTGCGCCGGGTCGCTGAACAGGGCCGCGGTCAGGGGCCCGATGTACTGGATGCCGGTCGTGGCCGGGACGGACACGACCACGTCGGCGATCGCGAGGCCGGCGACGGTGCCGGGCGTGGTGATCGTGACGGTGATGGGGCTGCCGCTGGCGTTCTTGACCTGCAGCTGGGTGCGGTCCCCTGCGGCGACGGTGTCGCCACCCGCGGATGCTGCGACGAAGTTCGGGGCGGTCCCGGCGATCGAGACGACCTGAACGGGGATGACTGCCATGACGTCCTCCTGGACGGGTTGGGGCGTGCCGAAGAACCCGAACGGCGCCCGGGTGGTTGGTGGAACAGGGGGTGGGTCAGGAAGGGGTGGAGAACGCCCGGAACCGGTCGACCGCGAAGTACAGGTGCGGCGTTACGTCGTCCTGACGGGTCACGGCCTGCTCGTCGAGCAGCCGCAGTGGCCCGACCCGACGG